AAACGACACAAATCCGTCATCAAGAACAACAGCAAGCGTTTCGAGTATGCCCGCGAGCACGGTGTCTGCGTCCGTTGCGGCGCGGAGTTTGAGCCGAACGGCCATACCGTATGCCCGCGCTGCCGCAAGGCGCTGAACGAGTTGCTGGCGATCATGCGCGGGAGGAGGTGACGCCATGCAAAGCGAGAGGGTGCGCAAAATGAAGCGCAACGCGGCGTCAATGAAGAAGTATCGAATCTGTAAGAATTACGGCATCTGCTTTTCTTGCGGAGAGCCGACGAAACACGGGCACGTATATTGCGATGAATGCCTGAAATGGCAGAACGCGAAAGTGCGGAACCGCCGCGAGGAACATATCGCAAAGCACGAATGCTCGCGGTGCGGGAAACCTCTCGCGCCGGATGACGAGCATCGGATGTGTCCCGCGTGCAGAAAGAAGGAGCGCGAGCGGTATTACAAGCGCAAACAAAAATGACGCCCGCTATGGCCAGCGGACGCCACGAATGGAGATAGTTTTGTGAGAAAACAAAAGCTATTAAATCCATTTCTATTTTATCAAAACACAGGAGGTTATGCAATTGGCGGAGCTACACAAGTACACGGCGAGCGGAACGGTGACATACAAGTTTTCCGACTGGACGCTCGCGGAAAGCGAGCGCGAGGCGATGGATATCATCGGCAGCCCTATGAACCTCATAGACGATACCGTCGTGGATCTGAACCATCCTGACGTGTACTTTGATTCCATCGAGGATGCAGGAAAGGCAAAGAGGGGAGGTAGTCCAAAAGATGACCCAGGCAGGTGGTAAGAAGTACACGCGCGACGTTATCGTTCGCATCACAGGCGACGACCGTTCAAACGTCTATTGGGAAGCTACGCTGATAGAAAACAAAATCAAGCCGGAGCTTCCCGGCAACACGCTCGCATTCATTCCTGTGACGGATGCGGAATTGGAGATCACGAAGGAGGTAGACCATGGAATTTGACATCACGGCTGGCCCGAGGTACGTACCTTTCAAGGTGGTGCTGTACGGGCCGGAGGGCATCGGAAAATCGACATTCGCTGCAAAGTTCCCGAATCCATTATTCATCGACACAGAGGATAGCACGACGACGATGGATGTGCGACGTTTCCAAAAGCCGCAGACGTGGACGGAACTTCTGCACATGATCGACTACGTCAAGACACATCAAGACGTGTGCTCGACACTCATCATCGACACGGCGGACTGGGCGGAGAGATTGTGCGAGCAAGCCATCTGCATGGCAGGCCACAAGGCGTCCATCGAGGATTTCGGTTATGGCAAGGGCTATACCATGGTAGCTGAGGAATTCGGCAAGCTGCTGGATATGCTGTCAGACCTCATGAACAGCGCGAAAATCAATATCGTGTTGACGGCGCATTCTGTCATCCGCAAGTTCGAACGCCCCGACGAAATGGGCGCTTATGACCGCTACGAGCTCAAGCTCGGCAACAAAGCTGGTTCGAAATGCTCGGCGCTGGTCAAGGAATGGTGCGACATCCTGCTTTTCGCAAATTACAAGGAGATCGTCTCCGAGGTGAACGGCAAGAAGAAGGCGCAAGGCGGCAGGCGCGTCATGTACACGAACCACCATCCGTGTTGGGATGCGAAAAACCGCATCGGCCTTGATGATGAGCTGCCGTTCGATTTCACGGAATTGGAAAACATCATCATCGACTTCCACGCGGGAGCGACGCCAGGCATGTTGAAAGACATGAAGAAGGACGGCGAGTCTCCAGGAGACGCGGCGGCGGCTGAGGCGTTCGCGAAATCGGTCGGCGCTCAACCTGTTTCGAACAAGAAAGCAATGGAGATCGAGCAGGAAGTGTTCAAAAAAGCCCCTGACGAGGCCGTGAAGGCCGTTCAAAACGCCGACGTGGCTAAGACATCGGACAGCACGAAAAAAGCGGCTCAAAAACGCTCTGTATCCATTCAAGAGCAGGTGCTTTCGAACGCTGACAAGGCCGGCGTCACGGCGCAGGAGCTCGCTGTATGGGCGGTGACGGCTGGTTGTCTCGCGAAAGACAAAAATGCGTTTCCAGACACGGACGGCGTCATGCCCGTCGAGAAATGGCCGGAGCAGTTCATCAAGGAAGTCATCATCCCGAACTGGAAAAAAGTCGTGAAGGCGGCAAAAGTCGACGCGCCGTTTTGACAAATATCAACAAGTATCAAGAAATATCATCAAATGACAAGAAGGAGAAAACAACATGGCAGATTTCAACAATCCATTCGGCAACAATGCGACGAAGAAAGACGGCGAGGATAAGGCGATCGAATGGGGCGACACCGTCGCATGGGAGGATGCGCCCGAATACGTCGTGCTCCCTCCTGGCAATTACGAATTCACGGTCATGAACTGGGACCGCGGCCATTACGAGGGCAATCCCGCGACGGGCAAGATCGCCTGCAACACGGCGCGTGTCACGGTAGCCGTCGAGACGGACAAGGGCACAGCATACGCGAAATATACGTTCTACCTCAAAAAATCGGCCATCGGTTTCGTCCGCGACTTCTTCCTTTGCATCGGCCTCCTGAAGAAGGGCGAGGCGTTCACGCCGGATTTCGACAAGGCCATCGGATGCAAAGGTATGGCACAGTTCGACAACCGCCCATACAAAGGCAACACGTACAACGACGTTAAGAAGTGGATCAAGCCGTAACGCGAAACCACTTGTAAAGTTTTTCTTTACGACTGAGGCGGGCGGGACGGCACGAGGAGGGATTTCATGGAACTACGGCCATATCAGAAAGAAGCCGTGTCCAAGGTGGAAGAAGAATGGCAGGAAGGGCGCGAGAAAACTCTGCTTGTCCTACCGACCGGAACGGGCAAGACCATCGTATTTTCGCAGATCACGAAGGATTGTGTCAATCAAGGAGAACGCGTGCTCATTCTCGCTCATCGTGGCGAGCTGTTGGAGCAGGCAAGTGACAAAATTTATCACACAACAGGATTGCAAACAGCGCTCGAGAAAGCAGAGCATTCCTGTCTGGAAGAACCATTCAAGCGCGTCGTTGTCGGCAGCGTGCAGACGCTCATGCGGGACGCGCGGCTCGACCGTTTCGACAAGGATTATTTCGACACCATCATCATCGACGAGGCGCATCATGCTGTTAGCCAGTCGTATTGGAACATCTTGAATCACTTCTACGATTCAAAAGTGCTTGGCGTGACGGCGACGGCCGACCGCGCCGACATGAAAGATTTGGGCGAGGTGTTCGATTCGCTCGCATACGAATATTCTTTGCCACAAGCCATCAAGGACGGCTATCTCTGCCGCATCAAGGCGCAGACGATTCCAATGAACATCGACCTTTCCAGCGTCCGCGTGCATGGAGACTTCCAAGCGGATGATGTGGCGTCCGCGCTCGATCCGTATCTTGGAGACATCGCGGCCGAAATGGCGCATTACTGCAAAGGACGGCGCACGGTGGTTTTCCTACCACTCATTGCGACAAGCCAAAAGTTCTGCCGCTACATCAAGGCGCAAGGGTTCCGTGCTGCTGAGGTCAACGGCGAGAGTGCGGATCGCGCGGAGGTCTTGCGAGATTTCAAAAACGGGAAATATGACGTGCTCTGCAACTCCATGCTGCTGACAGAAGGGTGGGACTGCCCGCCGGTCGACTGCATCGTGGTCTTGCGGCCGACGAAAAGCCGCGCGCTCTATTCACAGATGGTAGGGCGCGGGACGCGGCTTTATCCCGGAAAAAAAGAGCTCCTGCTCTTGGATTTCCTGTGGATGTGCGAAAAGCATGAGCTCTGCCGTCCAGCACACTTGCTCGCGAAAGACAAGGCCATGGCGAAGGCTATGACGAAACGCATCGAGGATGCGGCTAGCGCTGTCGACCTTGAGGACGCCGAACGCATGGCAGAAAAAGACGTAATTCAGGAACGCGAGGAAGCACTCGCGAAAGAGCTCGACGCCATGAAACGGCGCAAGCGCAAGCTTGTCGACCCGTTGCAATTTGAAATGAGCATCCAAGCAGAGGATTTGGCGAACTATACGCCATCATTCGGATGGGAGCTCATGCCCGTGAGCGAGACGCAAAAGAAATTCCTGGAATCGCGCGGCATTTACGCCGACAACATCGAGAGTGCGGGCAAGGCAAGTCAGCTCATTGACCGCTTGAAGAAACGTCAGCAGCTCGGACTTGCGACGCCGAAACAGATTCGTTTCTTGGAAGGCAAAGGATTCCGGCACGTCGGAACGTGGGCATTTGAAGCCGCTAAGAAGATGATCGCAAGAATCAGCTTCAACGGCTGGCGCGTGCCGAACACAGTAGACCCGTGGACGTATGAACCGAAGGAGGCATAAATGGACGAACAACTGCAATCCGCGCTCGCGGCCATCGACCCCGCCGCGCTGTCGTATGAGGAATGGTGCCAGGTCGGCATGGCCTTGAAGCATGAAGGCGTACCGTGCCACGTCTGGGCAGAATGGAGCATGACAGACAGCGCGCGCTTTCATGACGGCGAGTGTGAGCGCAAATGGTCTGGATTCGACGACGACGGCGAGATCGTCACGGCAGGAACGATTTTCCACATCGCGAAGTCGTACGGATACCAGCCGCATTACGTCAAGGAAGACAAGGCCATTGGGTGGAATGATGTGATACCTGCGGAGGAAGGGCGCATCATTGACCCGAATTGGCTGGAAGGAAACCGCAAGGTAGAAGAGCCTGACGACAAAGCGTGGAATCAGAATCAAGACCTCATCGCCTACCTCGAGGCGCTGTTCTCGCCGGATGATTGGGTGAGTTACTGCACGAAGTCTCATGAAAAGACGGAAAACGGAAAGTCGAAATTCGTCCCGTCATTCTCTGGGAACTACAAGACGTGCGCGGAGCTTGTGCACGAACTCAAGACCATGACGGACGACGTCGCATGGGCCGTCGGCGATTACGATAAGGAAGCCGGCGGATGGATTCGTTTCAACCCGTTCAAAGAAGCTGGCGAGACGAAAGCAACAGACGCGAACGTCGCGGATTTCCGTTACACGCTCATCGAGAGCGACAGCATCCCCGTGAACCAGCAGCTGGAGATCATCGAAAAGCTGAATCTCCCTGTGGCTGCGCTTGTCTCAAGCGGAAACAAGAGCCTCCATGCCATCGTGCACATCGATGCAGGCGGCGACGACAAGGAATACAAGAAGCGCGTCAACGGGCTCTATGACATCTGCGAAAAGAACGGCCTGAAGCTCGACAAGCAGAACCGCAATGCCTCGCGTCTGTCTCGCATGCCGGGCTTGTGGCGAAAGGGGAAAAAGCAGTTCCTGCTCGGCGTGAACATCGGCGCGAAAGATTACGCCGCATGGAAGGCATGGTATGACGAACAAAACGATGACCTGCCGGATTTCGAAAACCTCGCGTCGTTCGACTGGGACAACCTGCCGCCGCTCGCGCCGGAGCTCATAGAGGGCATCCTGCGCAAAGGACACAAGATGCTCATTTCGGGGCCGTCCAAGGCGGGCAAGTCGTTCCTGCTGATCGAATTAACTATCGCGCTCGCGAACGGCGTGCGGTGGCTGAGGCCGACGTGCGCGAAAGGGCCGGTTGTGTATGTCAATTTCGAACTTGACCGCGCATCGTGCCTGAATCGTTTCAAGGTGGTTTATGAGGCCATGGGAATGGACATGGCGAACATCAAGAACATCGACATCTGGAATCTGCGCGGGAAAAGCCTTGATTTGCAGAAGCTCGCGCCGAAACTCATCCGCCGCGCCGTGAAGGTGAAGCCGGCCGCTATCATCCTCGACCCGATTTACAAGGTCATCACGGGCGACGAGAACAGCGCACAGGAAATGGCGCTCTTTTGCAATCAGTTCGACAAGATCGCGACGGAAGTCGACTGCTCCGTGATTTACTGCCACCATCATTCCAAGGGCGCGCAGGGCGGCAAGAAGGCCATGGACCGAGCGAGCGGCAGCGGTGTCTTCGCACGTGACCCCGACGCGCTCCTCGACATCATCGAACTGCCGCTCAAGAACGAGCAGCGCACGCACGTCAAGGCGAAACTTGTCTGCCGCGCGATTTCGACGTACCTCGACAGCGTGCTCGATGCATCGTGGCGCGACGACATCGGCCTTGATGACATCCAAAGTGAATACCAGTTGACGAATTACGCGAAAGACCATCTGACGGACGAGCAGATGCAGGAATTGCAGCCGCTTATCGTCGCGGCAGACGACCATGCGGAACACGTCACGGCGTGGCGCATTTCTTCCACGCTCCGCGAATTCGAAACGCCGCCCGACATGGATATGTGGTTTGATTATCCACTCCACCATGTTGACGAAAGCGGGCTCTTGAAAGACATCCGGCCGGACGTCGAAGTCAACGGGCGCACGCTCCACCAGAAAGATAAGAGCGACGGCAGCGCGAAACAGGCGAAGCAGGAGCAGGAACGCCAAGACCTCATCGACGCCTACACGCTCATCGCGGCAGACAAAGAGCCAGACGATGATGGCGTTGTGAGGGTTCGTGTAAAGGATGCTATCGACCGTTCGGAAGAATTGCTCGGGAAAAAATATGCACGTTCGAGCATAAATAAGAAGTTCAAGAAATTTGGCGATTTCAAAATTATCAAAGGCGTCATTTTGCCGACGGATTCGACCGACGAAGATGATGACGATGATAATGAAAATGATGAGGAGTAAGTGAAATGAATTTTCTGACAAATAGCCGAGCGTCACCGTCACTTTTTTGTCTATATATACATAATAGTAACAGTAAAAAGTGACACGGTTTTGATTGGATTGAAAAGAGGAGGTACATCACTATTCCCCTACCATAAGGGGGGCTGAATCCGCCCCCTTATGGATACGGGATAACAGTGACTACCTCTTTTCCATCAAAAGCCGTCAAAATTTCCTGTTCCTACTGTATGGGTTATCAGAGAGAAAGAGCGAGGAGGAACAAGAACCAGATGGAGATCGAATTTTTTGAACCGATGCGGATACCGTCCGCGACGCACCAGGAGAAGCAGGTCGCCGTCAAGAACGGCAAGCCGCATTTCTACGAACCAGCGAACGTCCGCGACGCGAGAGCGAGCTACATGGCGCATCTCGGACAGCACGCGCCGAAACAGCCGATGGAAGGCGCGCTTTGCTTGTG